CTTGCCACCGGTTCAGTTGCTGGTTATGACCCAGTTCTAATCAGCCTAGTCCGTCGTGCCATGCCCCAGCTTATCGCCTATGACATCTGCGGCGTCCAGCCAATGACCCAACCAACCGGTCTAATCTTCGCCATGAAGAGCCGCTACACCAGCCAAAACGGCGTCGAAGCTCTCTTCAACGAAGCTGATACCGACTTCTCTGGTACTGGTACACACTCAGGTTCAAACTGGACCTCTGGCACTGATACCACTGGTACTGGTATGACTACAGCCGCCGGTGAAGCTCTTGGTACCGAGGGCTCACCCGCCTTCAACCAGATGGCAGTTTCAATCGAGAAGACCTCAGTTGTTGCTAAGACCCGCGCTCTAAAGGCCGAGTACTCAGTTGAACTCGCCCAAGACCTTAAGGCTGTTCATGGTCTTGATGCAGAAGCTGAACTAAGCAACATCCTTTCAGCTGAGATTCTAACTGAAATCAACCGTGAAGTCATCCGTACTATCTACCGCACTGCTAAGCCGGGTGCTCAAGTCGGTACTGCTAACGCTGGTACTTTTGACCTTGACGTTGATGCCAATGGCCGCTGGTCAGTTGAGAAGTACAAGGGTCTGATGTTCCAAATCGAACGTGAAGCTAACGCGATTGCTCAGCAAACCCGTCGTGGTCGTGGTAACTTCATCCTCTGCTCAAGCGATGTTGCTTCAGCTCTAGCCATGGCCGGTGTTCTCGACTATGCTCCAGCTCTATCAACCGCTCTGAACGTGGATGAGGCTTCAACCACTTTCGCTGGTGTTCTAAATGGTCGCTACAAGGTCTTCATTGACCCATATGCCGCTAACCAGTCAGCCACTCAGTTCTTCATGGTCGGCTACAAGGGTGCTTCACCATTCGACGCTGGTCTGTTCTACTGCCCATATGTTCCACTCCAGATGGTTCGTGCTGTTGATCCTAACAGCTTCCAACCAAAGATTGGTTTCAAGACCCGCTATGGTATGGTTGCGAATCCTTTCGTTGATCTTGACGATGGTTCAGGTACCCAGGGCGATCTAACGGCTGATAAGAATTACTACTACAGACGCGTCCGTGTAGTTTCGCTATAATTTCTAATCTAATTTAGAAATGAGAAAAGGGACTCCAAAGAGTCCCTTTTTGTTATGAGAAATTCAACAAATAATAAATAAAAATGTAGGTCACGGAGCGCCAACTCCCACCTACTCTAGACATTCCATTAATAATCAGGAGACTATCATGTCCAGCGAAACTATTTATAGTATCTATCTTATCACAAATCTAGTCAATAACAAAACCTATATCGGCTGGACTTCCCGTGATCCATATAAAAGATTCAAAGAACACCAGAGTACCCGCACCCCAAAAACACAGGCTAGATCCGCCATCTCATGTGCTATTGAAAAGTATGGCGTTGAAAATTTTGAATTCTCCATCATCTATCAATCAAAAGACTATAATCATTGTCGACAGATAGAGACACATTTTATTGCCGAACATAGAAGCCACGTTGAACAATGGGGCTACAATAAAGATCTCGGTGGAACAGGTCACAAACGATCCGCTGAAACGATCGAGAAACACCGACAAAAAATAAAAGGTCGAAAACAATCTGAAGAACATAAGAAAAAGAGGGGCGAAGCTATTCGTGGTGAAAAGAATGGTCAATATAATGTTGGAGAAAAACACCCATTATTTGGATTATTGTTTTGGAATAATGGTGAAATTCAGATTAAAATTAAGAAAGATGAATTACCCCCACCAGGTGATTGGGTTAGAGGTAGATTAAAACGATGACCTAAGAATAAGGGACTCCGAAGAGTCCCTTTTTGTTGCACTCTACTCACCCAAATTGACAGCCGCAAAGCCATTCAAGATCGTCATACTGAAGATAGACTTCACCGTCCGTCATATTGCCACCAGACCAGAACATATCATAGAGTGAATTTTCGTCATCGGTCATAGTCAAATGAATTTCTTCTCTGACCGGAGTTGGGTAATTAGAAACTTCATAGATGAACCTAAACCAACCATCAACGCTGAAATCAATTGGCCGAACACAGTTCTTATCAATGAATCCATTTGGGTATTTCAGAAGTTCTGGATCAACCGTGAACTCTTTAAGATTGAACTCACCGAAATAAAATGGTAGAACAAATCGAGTCTGAACAAAATACGGAATATGAACCATCCGATGACCGGATTCCATTACCGCTTCATGTACTGCTAAATCGCGGTCTATCTGAGATCGTTTTTGGTAATGATGAGCGCCTTCAAACTCAATAAGAGTGTTAATCTTGGGAATGAAGAAATCAATTTTCTTCCGACCAATTTTGTATTGTCTGATGATAGAATTGGCACCATACTTGGAAGAAAGAATTTCATATAACCCTTCTTCCGTAAGATAGCTCGGTTTGTCACTTGGCTTTTTTGCACACATTGAATAACCTCATAATGAAATTGGTTTTTGATACAGATGAATTATATCATATGAAATCAACATTGTAAATAGACAATCCCTTTACAATTTCACCCTACAAATGCGCGATGATAACCTTCAAAGAATTCATGCATATCAAGCGGCAAGCATCCGGGGTCATACATGAAACACCTGAGATTGACAATTCAATCGGTGTTGATTCGTTTCATCATGATTCAATGACCATCTATAGACTAAAACAGAGCCATTCTTCGGCAACTCATCTTGGTAATTCGTATTATCATCGGGGTACAACTCATGATTCACATTTCTACCATCTTGATGCAAATGGCGATATTGATGCCAGATCAAACATCATGGATGGCATTCAAGTCGTACTAAAGAAAAGATCCGATGTATCATCCGATGTACCCCGCGCTCTATTGAAACATGCCCTTGATCACCACGGTCGAATTGAATCTGATGCTGTTCATACCAAAGGCTCAAAGAAGTTCTGGCAATCTTTACCGACACATTTTCCTAATGCAAAATTCAAACTAAAGAATATCGAATCGGGTAAAGAGACCGATATCAATCCGACTGATTTAAAACAAAACGAAAACAAAATTTGGAACTCAAGACTCTCTAGAAATTTGGCAATCGTGATAGAGAAATGAAACTGATTAACATTGAGAAAATTATAACAGAGAAATATCTCCATCGACTAACTGTCGATATCGATATATCTGATTATATTGAGTCAAATCGATGGTTTGGGATTGAAAAAGACTTAGAACTTGATTATATTGAATGGCTATTGATTGATTGCAAAACTACAAAACCGTTCACGCTGATCAATAATAGAATCTTGATTCGCGGGTTGTGGGGCAACTCTCATATTCATTCAGTGCTGTTCTTTAATGAGTCTGGTGATGTTATCGGTGGTATTGCTAAACGGGGCTATGATATTCCATCGGTAGCTAAGTTCAGAATAGTTGGCCTGATAGCAAAACGGTTGTGGAATTGAAATCGAATAAATATTCATATCGGACTTTTCCGTTACCCAATACCGTTGATGGACCGCTTGATAGAACTAGAAGGAATCTAGAATCCCATGAAATCATACCAAACACTCCTTGAATCATTTGAACTTCTAACAGAAGATCGAATTGATTACCTAAAAACTCAGTATAAAGACAAGCTATCCACTGATCACGATCAGTTAGCTAAGCACAAAGAGTCTGATAAGATCATTGATCACTTTGCTAGCAAGGCCGATCCATCAACTGGTAAGGTTCATACTCAGTGGCTAGTCGGTCAGTATGCTAAGAAGAATATTCGTCAAGAAGATGCCCCTCAACTAAAGTCAACTCTGAATGACTTTGCTTTGGTTAAAGACAATCTTGAAAAGAAAGATCTAAACCAATATAAAGACGTTGGTGAGCTTCGTGACGCGATTGCCGCTCAGAAAGCAACGGTTGAGAAGAAAGTAAAAGCTAAAAAGACTGAAGCCGAAGAAAAATCAGCCAGTATGGAAAAGCTATACGATGAAGATGGTGTGACTGGTTTCAAGATTCCTAATAGGGCTGCCAGTATCAAGAACTATGGTCCACAGGGCACTCTAGCCCAGACTCATTGGTGCACCGCCGCAAATTCAGAAAAGAATATGTTTAATCACTATAAGGGTGGTAAGTATACGATGCATTTCCCAAATGGTGAGGTATTGCAATACAATCATCAATCTGGGCAGATTATGGACAGATATGATCGTCCAGTTCAAGAGGGTGATCCTCGCTTTGCCGAACACGAGCATCACATCGCTAAATTCATCAATCAAACAGCTAAGAATGAATCAGGTGAATCTTCTTTAATGAAGCGGTTTAAGCATTATGAACCGGAAGAAATTGAACATCATTTATCTCAATATGAAAAAGCTGCATCAACAAAGCAAGAAGCTCGAGATATGCGATATCATCCATCTCACGAGCATATTGCATCAATCGCCACACACGCACAATTGAGCGACGAGCACTTTGATCGAATCAAAGCTCTGCCATCATATACAGATTATTGGGGCAATAAAGAAAGCCCTAATTATAATCTAGGTAGTAATAAAAAACTAACTCACGGTCAAGTTGGTAAACTTTTAGCAACCACCAATGAAGACGATCGTAACACATTTATGTCTCAATTGATGGGCAACCAAGCGGTTAAGGGTGAACATCTAGAACATTTGATATCGATGAGAGGATCACTAAAAGACCGAGTTAATCCCTCAATTGATCTAGCAAAAAATCCAAATCTTCAACAGCATCGCATTGATGAATTAATTAAAGATAAGAATACTCATAAGGCTCTTTCTCAGAACCATGGTATCACTCTAACACCTGAGCATCAGAAACAAATTCTTGCTAGTGGTGAATATAATGCTGATTTTGCTAGTAGAAAAGATCTACATCCAGATACTATTGATCATCTAACCAAACACGCCAATGGATATACCGTTGAGAAACTAATTGAAAATCCGCACACCCAATTGAGTGATCACCATGTGAGTAATATCCTTGACCGCAAGAGAACAGACGGTATTCATATGGGTGGCAAACTCTTTGCATCATCAAATATTTCACCAGAAAGCCGGGATAGGGTATTCGATCAAGCATTGCGGAAACCGATGGGCGTTGAACTAAGTGATATTGTCAAATCTGGATTCATGACAAAAGATCATGTTGGTCGGATGCTGGATGCCCACGATTTTCATAAAGAGGATCAGCCAGATGCTGCTAAGTCTCTTTTGTATCATGTCGCAAATTCACCAAAGGCATCTAGTGAGCATCTAACCAGAATCATTGGTTCTCTGAATAAAAATAATTCTGGGGTCATTGGGTCACTACTTGATAACAAAAATCTAAAGCCGGGCCATCTGGCAGCAATTCACGATTTCGTTACCAACCCGGAAAATAAACTAACTGGATATAATGATAGCATACTTGAGCACCCTTCAGCGAATGCGGACATTCTTCACTCAGTATTTGATAAAGGACATAATCTAAATAAGACCGCGGTTCTTCATCACCCAGCGGTTCAAGCTTCTCATTTCCAGAAAGCGATGGATCATGGTCAAGTTCTTCATGGGGCCATTACGTCATCACCAAGTGCACCACCATCGGTTCTTAGTAAATTAGCGGATTCACCGTTCTCATTTGTTCGACAGAATATCGCTTCTCATAAGAATGCCGATAATGATACTTTGAAGAAACTGGCAAATGACTCAAACGAAGAGATAGCTGCTACCGCTAAAAAACGCCTAAAGATCAAGTAAGAGAGAATACAAAATGGACTATGGACTAACAACACAGAAACAGAAAGACGGTTCACACCTGGTTAAAAACAAACTAACCAATGAACCCGTTGCCATTCTAACCAAACCAAAGTATGCATATAAGGCGAATGCTGTTCAGGCCGAATGGCATCCAGATTTCAAATTACTTCACCCAGAAGTATCAGAAAATCTGTTTCATCGCAACTTTGATAAGACATACGACAGCGTCAGTCAAGCAGTCGATGCAATAACGGGTAAGTCTGAAAATTTTGCTCGGGGTGAAGGGGTTGATAAAGATCCAATCAAAACCCATTACATTGGAACCGAAGAGCAAGATGATGGGTATGGTGGTAAAAAGGTCGCCCATAAATGGCATATGTTCGATGGCGAAGATCGAATTGGAACCATGACATCATTTGATGACCCAAACAAGATTCATCGTGGATCGGCCGTAAAGATGACCTGGAATAAAGAATATTTGGAAAAGAATCCAATTTCAGATGCGGTTAAAGAATCGGCAACCAAAAAACATGGCAAAGCTGATCTCGAGTCATCAATGCATCGTCTTCGTTATATGATCGATAATCGTGAGAAAGAGCCACGATTCATTGGTACTACCAAATCTAAATCTGCTGAGATGAACGTTTTCAAAACCAAGATGAATCCAGAAGATGCGTCAAAGGCGTATGAGGACCATCTAAAAACTAAACTGGGATCGGGATTTACATTTGCCCGTCATTCACCGACTGTGTTTAGTGCCCATAAAACCGCAGACTCAGAATATGCTTCTGGTTATACCCATCACATTATTTCTGTGCCCGGTGAGATTCATCATATGTCTGCAACAACTTCTCATCCAAGTTATCAATATGGCGAAAAGAATAAACAGATTGTCGAATCTATTGAATGGAAAACCGCCGAACGGATTGAGCATAAACTTTCACTTGAGGATTATTTGTTCATAGCTAAAGTTTGAATTTAATCTGCCAAAACTACAAAGGGATCCAATTGGATCCCTTTTTCATTAGATGAATTCATAATAGTTGTATTTGAATGTTGCAACACCCATTAGGTAAATAGTTGTCGTTACAGTCGACTCAAACTGAACTGACTGTAAGGCTGTTGGAAAAATATCCACATATCGAATGGTCCGAATAACACTATTGGTATTATTAAGCACTGCTAGTGTGGCATCAGAATAACCAGCCTGAAGCTCGTTCCGATTCAATTCATTTGTATTTCGACGGATTAATGCCTGATATTGATCATGAGATTTTGGAAACCCTAGACCAATCATCCAATCATGAATACCCATGTAATTTTTCATCTCTGAATCAATCATGAATACAATTGATAGATCGCCGAATTCAAGCTTTTCTCCAGGAATCGGTACATTTGATAATGGGTTAGCAAAGTTGGCCGCCGGCAGAATCAGCTGAGGGATATTGGCCTCTTGACAAAAATATGTCAAATCGGGTAACTTGGTTACGCTGAATCTAAATCCATTAGACTGTAATGGATTGATGTCATTTGGAATTGGACAGGAAAGTGTTGGCATGATCAACCTTTAGTAGCTGAGGCGTTTGTCATAGATTAGAGTTTCTGTCTTGTTTAGCTTATCCAGATATCCCTCATTCCGAAGTGCCTTGAATACCATTGTCCCAAGGGAAAACTCTCCGCCCCGGTGAAGACCCTCATTCCGCATAGAATAGATTTTATCTGCCAATTCTTGAAGAGCCTTTTCATCCGTTGCATTAATTGCATCATCAATCTGCTTCTTTAGGTCTTCAACTTTCGACTTTAAATTGGTATCATCTACGTTAACTTGTTGTTTCTTTGGTTCTTGAATCCACTTATCAGATTGAAGTGAATAGATACCCTGACCGCTTACAAATTCCTCATCATCTGGTTGGATATAAAGTTCGACTGGATAGCCGGCAATTTTGATATCATGACGCATGCCCCAGGTGGCTTTCTTTTCCATGAATAGAGCTTTAAGCAAATCGTGATCACGATTTGGAAACTTAACGATGATATGAACATCAATATCAGATAGCGGGGTGTAGTTATAGTTTGCGTTACCCCCACAAAAGACGATATCTTTTACTTTTAAGGGAACATTAACATACTTGATGAACTCGTTACCAATGGCCAGTAACTTTTCACGAATCTCAGACTTTAGAGTTGAATCCGTAAACAGTTTTGGATTCAACTCATCGTGATACTGAAGTTGATATAGTTCATCAAGTCTAATTTTAAATTTTGCGAATGGAGTCGGCATTTTCATTTTTTGATAAATAAACACATAATTCTATTTATCAATAGGCGTAAGATGATCAAATTTAAAACATTCCTTACTGAGTATCTAACACCGGGACAAAGAAAGCGTTATGCTGATACCCAAATGACTGAAAAAGCTAGGGCCGATACAGATCATTTCTTTGGTGTTGGCAATGACCATGTCCAAGAAGACGTGATTGGATTAGAGCCCGATAAGTCGGAAGTTCATCGTGCAGTTGAGCGACATTTGGGTAAACAGATTCATCATAATGAGTATGTGAAAGGCATGATCAAGGATCAGCATGGCCGCGACGTTCGTCTTGGTCGACTGATTCGTGACGATAATCTTCGTAATCAATTTGCCAATGATAATGCTCGTGCTGGATCAAAGCGAACATCTGGACATTATATGACCATTGTTCGAGGCACTGAAGTCGCTGGTCAGGCTAATAGCCAACCGAATGCTCAACATCCGAAGGGACATTCTTGGGGCGATCAATCTTGTAAGAATGTTGATAATGGTGTTAATCGGTCATATCTAAAACATGAGATTATGCACGGCACCGTTGTAGTTCGAGCACACGATCACACCGGACAGGAAATCTATCGGGCCACTCTTCAACCACATCATAATCATGAAGGTCAAACTGCATATAACTTGGACTCAGAATATGGTTTAACACATCCAGCATTTACTGCTCATGCCCATGATGTAGCTCTACGTCTATCCGGTGAATATAAACTGAGTCACCCTGAAGCTGCTGTTTTTGTTAAACATGAAGATGTTTACAATGACAATGGCGAAAGACAGATGCTTCATCCGGGTCTGAAAAATACAGATCTTCATGCTATTGTCGATTCAAACCCAAGTGCTGCGACAATGATTCTTGCCGCAAAGCATCATAATGTTGACGACAAGCTTTTAGACAAAGCTATGGAGTACCCTTCTGCTAGAATTCATGCGGCAGCAGCTAGTAATCCTCGTGCATCAGCTCAACATCTTCATAAAGCACTTGATTCTGCAAACTTTAGTGTTCAATTGGCGGCAGCACAAAATCCAAATATCAGACCAGAGCATGTTGATAAGATCATAAAAAATGGTGATAGCGAATTGCTTGAGCATATTGCTAAACATCCAAGCATGCAACGACACCATATTGATCAGATCATTGATTCGAAGAATCAGTCAAATATCTATTCTATTATGAATAGCCGGCATATTAATGCAGAGCATCTCGATAAAATTCTTAAGATTGGTTCTCAGGCATTGAAGAAACAAGTTGCTAAACATCGCCGAGCAACACCTGAACATCTAGACAAACTATTAGATGATGCAAATGATCTGGGTGTTATGGAAGCGGCTGCAGGTAATCGTAACGCATCTGAAGCAACACTGATGAAGGCACTTTCTAAGCATGGTTTACCAACAGTCCAACAAGCTGCTGTGACAAATGAAAATGCACCAGATAGTTTTCTTCATCATGTTCTAGATCATCCGAGTATAGCGAGTGATGTTCGAGTAGCTGCAGCCGATAATCGGTCGGCTGGATCATCGGTCTTGCATAGAGCACTAGTTGATCATGACTCAAGAGTTCGAATGTCTGCCGCCGAAAATCCAAATGCAACTGAAGAACACCTGCATAAAGCAATGTCTGATGAAGATCATAGAGTGCGCCGAAGTGCTGTAAGAAATCCAAATGTTACAAAGTCTGTGTTGCAGAAAGGGTTGAATGATCCGCATGAACGAGTTCGTATTTCTGCGGAAAATCATCCACGATATGAAGAATTAATAGGACCACATGATGCTAAAATTTAAAGAATTCCTAGCTGAAATGTTTTTGCTTGAAGGTAAGATTGACGACCTTAAAGCCCAAAATCCAGGATTACGCCCAGAGATTGATGCCTATGCCGATGCTGATCCTAGTCCAACCAAGAAGTTTGTTCCCTGGCTAGTATCCCAACATAAGAAAGGCAATGTCACTCCAGATCACCCAGACCTTCACCAGGTGCTTGGAAACTACGACAAGTATAAGAACATACATGACATTAAAGATCACTCCTCTAAGACGTTCCAAGAAGTGCATAATGCCATTATGCCGTTAATTGGTACTGGATCAACCAAAACTGAAATTGCCGATCAAGGGCATGTTAAAATCCATGATTCCGGTGACGTCCAGGCATACCATGTTGCCAACAAGGAAGCCAGTCAAAAGTTTTATGGCGGTGGCCCAGAAGCCGGCCCAACTAATACCAGATGGTGTGTAAGTGCCCGTAGCGAAGATTGTCGGTATGAAGAATCACCTTATGGGAAATTGTACACTATTCACGTCAAGGGTGACCCAGATTCGCCCTATGCGGTTCATCCGGGTCATGAAAACAAGGAGACCGGCTCAATAACAAATCGACATAATAAAGGTGACAATGATATTGACACTCAGCTGAAAACTAATCCAAAGATAGCTAGACTAAAACCGGCTATTGATGCTATTAGAAAACATCATGACCCACTGGCATTTGGATTGGCTAATGACCATGATCTTACCAAAGATGAAATTGACACCGCGATGTCTAGTTCTAAATATCAAAAACATTTATTACAAAATCCACATAGTCATATTATTATGACCGCATTGAATCACCCTAAAGCTGATAATGAAACGACTTTGCGTGCAGCAGAGCACCAAGATTCTCAAGTTGCTCTAGCAGCATTGAATCATCCTAAAGCTGATAATGAAACGACTTGGTATGCGGCACAACATAATGATCCTCAAGTTGCTCTAGCAGCATTGAATCACCCTAAAGCTGATAATGAAACAACTTTGCGTGCAGCAGAGCACCAAGACCCTCAA